TCAAGGAAACTTTGAAGTCCGCTTCTAATAAGGGCGGTGGTGAAGGTATTATCCGTACTTAGCGTCACATCATTCCCAGTAGCCGCCTGGATTACTGACACCGCAATATAGTTCTCAACGAACTTTGCGATGGAATACATTTGTTGTAGTAAGTTTTTTATCTTACATCTCCGCATTTCTACGGAGTATCGGCATATCTTTTCAACTAACGTGAGTTGTCGGAGTCTCTTGGATGAGTTATATCTTTTCATCATCTATGCTCTGCCCCTGAATGTACTTAGTACATCCTTCGGTTCGGATTGCCTTATGCTTTCGCACTTAGGTTTCCCGCTTAATACTCCAATGTTCATCATGCTATTGCTACCATGAGGGGCGATTCACCCATGCTTTTGGCATACATCGAAAAAAGGTCAGCATTTTCCTGAACCTTTACGATGTCGCCTATGCGTTTTGCTTCGTAGGCGTGTTGGTCAACAGAGAGGTCAACTTTGCCATCCGTGTTCACACCATAGGTAACAGCCGAGCCAGAGGACAATGAAGCCGCTGTCTCTTCGGTTACTTTTGGAACGTGGATAGTGTCGCCACCTTCTGAAACCATGCTTGACAGATCAGTCACCTGATTCCGTAATTGGAATGCACGTTCTGCGTAGTCAAGTATGCCATCAGCCCATAGCTCGGGAATCTTTCTGTTACTTAAGTGACCTTAAAATTTTTAAGGCGAGCAATCATTTCTGATTACTTCTTATGCTCTCACATAAGAACAGACTATATCTTCGTTCACTGAACGCCCTGCGTATAGTCGTTGAGGGGTGAACCACCACTTCCCTGCTGATTGCCCAATCCAAACAATTTTCACCTGATGACTTGGCAGTCGGTATGTTTGGCTCTAAGGGGTTTCCAGCATATAGCAAGGTTTGAAAACTCCAATTACTCAAAGTTTGCAGCAGTAGTTAGTGTTACTTCTGCCATGTTTAATTCCTATTTGATGTAACTCGCCAACACCCCTGACCAGTTGTCACGTTTTTCTTCTTTCGTCATATTAGACATCTTCTTAGACGGAAGAGAGGAAGCACCTGCAACTGATGAATCAGTCTTGGCGGGTTTAGGTTTTAGAATTTTCCCATGCACCTTCCGTAAGGCGGGCGTGGGAAGTTCTTTGAAAGTTTCTCGGTCTTCATCCGAGAAATCTGAAAGCAGTTCGTTACGCATTAAGTTTTCTGCCGCTTGCGCCCTTTCAACAATGGGCTCGAGTTCAGCGATTTTCTGAGCCCGCTCTTCAGCCAGCTCACGCCACTCATCGTTATCTGCCATTTGTTTCTGTCGCTCGGTCTCAACACGCTTCTGAAGTTTATCTAACTTCTGTTCTGCCTTCTGTGCTCTTTGCCGATACTTCTTGCTTTCTGCTACCGTGTCGGCGTAATCAGTATCGCTAAAAGTGAACTTCGGCTTGTCATCGCCTGCAACATCTGATTCGACCTCTTGACTCTCCTGAGCCTCTTTAGTTTCTTCGGTCATGCTGACCTCCTTCGTTTGTTCTTGGAATCTTTAATCATCCAATTTTTATATCTATTGGTTCAAATCTTATTCCGTTATCACCTTTGAATGGCTTCTTATGATTGTTCTTCCCCGACAAAATCTCATCAGGAATGCCAAGAGGAAACGCAAAACAATTACCATCGAATTTGTTATACGCACAATGGTTACATACTGGATTAAAATAAATTCCATCTGATTCTGATTGTTTTGTTAGATTTCCCATAATTCTATCTCATAAACATTCTTTTCTATTTTTACCGATTTTGTTAAAAAACTTGTATTC